GTTTAAGTATATTGTCTTGATTATTTAAAGACGCAAGTTTTTTATCATTTGCCTCAACGCCTTTTTGAGTGTCTGCATTAAGTTTCTTTTGCTCCTCACTTACGCCTCCAACCGCTTCTTTTATGTCATCCCAATAAGCGACAACAGTACCCAATAAAACAACTAATGCGCCAATTCCTGTTGCAATTATTTCAGTTTTTATACCTTTAAGAGCATCAACTGCAACCGCTTTTAATTGTTTAAATGAGTCAACACTTTCTCCTAATGATTGCAATCCTTGAGACAAGGCCATTGCTGCATTTACTTTTAAAAGTGTTTCTTGTACTTTTTCTGATTCAACACCAAATAAAGCTAATCCTCCTTGAGCTGCTGCAAAACCACTTGCAACACCCGACAAAGACGAGGTCAATGCCTTGAATTTAGCATCGGGATTGAACGCGTCGGTCAAGGCTTTGGCGTCTCCGATTCGGTCTTTAAGTTCTCCCGCTCTTTTTGCTGCCTCAATGGCTTGAGCTGACGTTGCCCCGAATTTATCCGAAAGCGCAGCAACTTCCGCTTGCGCTTGTTTAAGCTGCGTGCGTAAAGAACCAACCGCCTCATTAACGTTGCCTTGTACTTTTATATCAATTACCTTCTCTATTGCCATTTGATTGCCTTTTTAAATAGTTGTAAATAGTTTTTTGTGTACTCATAACGCCCCTTAGCGATTGAGATTATTTCGTTGCTTTCGTATTGCTCCGCGATTTGGAGCATTTGTAAAATGTGATTAAGCATATTGGTAAACTGGTATATAAATAAAAGTTCCTACTCCGTTTTTAAAGCCTTCTAAAATTATTGCATCCGTGCGATCTACTCCGCTTGAATTTATAGGGATAGTCACGTTTAAAATGACGTCCTCCTCGTTGTCGGTGCTTGTCGTATAGCTCAAAAATCCTGCTGGCGTTTTCACGTCAAATGTGTCCCAATTGTTTTTGAGGCAAATCACTTGCACGGTTTGCGCTGAATGGTTTACAATCAACGATTGCACGTTTGCAGGTTTATCCAATTCAACCAAAGACGTTTGATTTCGATAATCACTTATTAACTCGAAATTTACTTCGCCTGTTGTGAGGTCGGTTGTCATGGTGTTAATTATATACCGCTTATTCGACAATACAATTCGATCGTTTAATCTTATAGATGTAAGTAAAAAAGGCCCGAGTTGAGATTTCGCTTTGATTACTCGAGTGCGTTGGTTGTATAAGTTCTCAATATACTGCTGATAGTATCGATTATATAATCCCTTTGATGCAGGTTGCAAATACCAAGGCGAAAACTCAACGCCCCAGTTTAAAGAGTACAAATAAGACAAATCGCTTCCCATTGCGTTATACTCATTTGAGAAACGGTTGTAATTTGTTATTGCCGTTGGTGTGATTAAAGCCTCAGTCCATACTTGTATCCTATCGCCACCTGCCAAAGGATCGGGCAATAGGCCATTTAAGTACATAAGTACAGGCTTTGGCGTATATGGTTGCAAGTTTATATTGATAAAACTGCACGTCTCAAAGTTGTAACCCGTTGTCCGCTCACACATTGGATTTTCAAAAGGCAATTTTACCTCGTATTTTTCAGTAAATGCCGAGTTTGGATTGTCAAAAAACAAATCGCCATACTCCAAATTGTTTAAATTTCGGTATTTTGTGTTTAAAATATTCTCCGATTTCTCGTATTTGAAGTCCAATCGCTTGAATAATTTAGGCTTTGAAATGTCGATTGTGTCCGCTTGAGTGTATTCGGTAATATCTACAATGCGACCGCGTTGGTAATACTCCTCTAATGTCTGAAAAAAGAAAGTATTTTCGCCTGTTGGTATAATTACAAGGTTGAACATTTTAACAAATGCAGTCAAAAAGTCGTTTATTTTAAGCTCGGGCATAAATTTAGCGACGTCCATTACTGGAGTGGTTGCCAATCCGCTACCCGTTGCAACGTATGTTGTTGGAATAAGTGGGTTGCCTGTCCAAGTTTTATAGGTCAAAGTAGCTGAGAAGTTAAAAACGGCCGCGTCTGAGTCGACTATAAAATACCAGTTATAAGCGCCTTGATCATTTACATAACTCTCGTCGTAAAAATTAACTGTTGCGCCTCCGATTAAATTTGTGTAAGTGTTAAAAAGCAATCCATTTCGGTAAACTCGTATATTAAAATTTACGCCGCCATCTCCTACAATTGTAAGCAATGCGGTTTGACGTCTAAACTGAGAAGTTGAAAATCCCCAACTCGTATAAAGTGAGCTTCCAAATATTGGCATTCCACTCGTTGAACTTGTAAACGTTACAGGAATTGAACTGTTAAAAGTTGTCAATTCAGTACCATTTTTACAATAGAAATGCAAATTTGTAAATTGCTCGTTATCCTCGTCAAAGATTGAACCCGAAAATCCAACGCCATACGTTGATTGTATGCGGTCAAAAATTTCCGATATAGGGATAGCAGGGAATAACTCATTCCATTTTACTGCCGTGTCATCTCCGTAGTCAATAGTCACATCCGTAGGAAATCCGTCGTTGTATGTGTAGTGTATTTTGCTCCCAAATAAGGGGTATTTTACAACGTAGCCGCTTGATTCAATTCGGTCAATGACTTCCGCTGGCGTGTATTGGTGTTGTATACTTGAGTAATCTAAACTTCCAATTTTATCCTCTAAAAACAAATCTGAAAGTTGAGACAAATTTCCCACAAAGTTGATAGTGTAGCTTTCAATGTAGCCATTTTTTTTGTTGGCTTGCTGCATTACAAATTTGCCATCTCGGAAAGGCACCGTGTCAATCTCAATAAAGCCGTAGTATTTGACGCGGTGGTCAAAGGCGTTGTCAACGTTTAACTGATTATCAACGTTTGTGTCTCCAACTGCTGACTCGTACCAATGGCGGAAAATAGCGTTATTATGCTTGCTTGCTGGGATTGTGAACGTCTGAGAATAATCCGTAAATAAGGTTGAAATTTCTCTAAAATTGGCGATGCTCGAAGTGACCGAAATTTTTTCGTCGTTGAATAACTCAATCCTATGGCCAACGCCATCGACATAAATATAAAGTTGTACGTTTTGCATATTATACGACGTCGTTAATTATGTTATACGAGTACTCGAAATCAATTGTGTAGTTGATATTTTTGTCTTTTAATCGCGTCTTAAGAGCGGTCGATTTGCTCTTCACGTTTACGGGTTTCTCATCAAGTAGCACCGTTTGGCTGAGCATCAAATCGGTAACAATTTCCGCATAGCTCTCATCTACCCAACCCGTGTTGAGAGTGACCGATTGCTTACCGCTAAAATTGAATGATTGAAACTGATTGCGCATCGGGTTGTAATTCACCGCGTCGGGCAATAGTTGAAAGGTCGAGTTTTCAGTTTGCAAGCTATTTGTCTGCGCTTTGAAAAACGTTAAGAATTGCCACCCTCCAAAGCGGTTGATAAATGCGCATTGCACTGGCGTATATTTCGCCTCGCATATTGGCTTGAAAACGAGCGGCCCATCGGTTGGGAAATTACCAACTGCTACCCATCGAATTTTAGTAAGTGATCCAAGTGGGTAATCGTAGAACGGCCCAAAGAATGGAATCTTAAACATATAAATGTCGGCAGGATTAGTCCCCGATTTTAGTATTCTTATTTCCTCGTTGCTGCCATCAATCTCATCATAAGACGCATATACATCCTGCACACTATCATAGTCAATTAGCACGTTAAAATATCCGACCTCGCCATCGATTAAACCTTCCTCATAGTAACCCGTGATTTTATCGTTGATTAAAAAGGCGATGTCGGTCTCGTTGTCTTGATTGAATCCGCCTAAATAGTTCGTATATCCCTCAACCCCTACAAAACTTTGACGAGTTAAGCGGTCATATTCCTTTTCTCCTTCTAATCGATAGGATAAATCCGCAGCGACATAAACCCAGTTGGAATAGTCCTCCTCAATTGTCGGAGTATTCGGCAAAGTCGGGTTGATACACTCGATTTTTTCCGCTACAAATGGCGCAATGTTGAACACGATATTTGTTTGCGTTGCTGAGACGATTTTCTTTTGCAGCGTATAACTCGGATTGGTCGGCATTGTTTCACCTTTGTGCCAAATGTATAGCTCGAGCTTTGCCTCCGCTTGCCCTGCCTCGTCAATTTGTAAAAAATAAGGGCTTCTAACGTTTAATATTTTCATCAATTACATATTTTAAAAACTGTTCTAAATCAAGGCCGTACTTCTCAGCCACCACCTCGTCAAATTGTTTGTATTCTAACTCAAAAGCCGAGCGGAAAAATCTCGTTTCGGGTGTTCCTGTCTTATTTATCGAGCGAGTTATCGCTCCGACTAACGCTTTACGGCTTGTGAATTGTCCGCTTGCGCTTCGTGTGCCTTTGAGTCCTTTACGAACCACCCATTTATCGATTGCACCTGTTGACGCGTTGGCCTTGTATGGCGATTGTGGAGCCTTATTGCTTGACTGACTTCCTTTTGTTCCATAGTCCAATAGCTTCCAGTATGACTCGGCAAAGAAATCAAACTCCAACGAGTTCGGGTTTATCTTTGTTTTGAACGTGAGCGACCTTGACAAGTTACCGCTTGCGTTATGCGTGCCATATTTGCCACCGCGTTTGAGGTTGTCCTGCGCTCTTTGAACAACTAACGCGCCAAATTCATTGAGGGCCTGTTGAACTATTTTAGTTTCCATCGCAGCAAACTGAGAATTGATCGTTTGGAACGCTTAACTCGATGTCACACTTCCAGCCGTCTAGAATATTTGTGTTAGCCATAATTATCGGTTGCAAATTTGGCTCGTTCTGCAATTCAATATCATTTTCGTTGCGTCTGAGCTGCATTTTTGTAATCATATAGTTTAGTATCGCGTGGCAGGTGTTTAGGTTGTCAAGTTCGTTGTCGTTGCCTAAAAATTTGTCCGTGCCTCTAACCTTTGAGATGTTACGAATGTCAACCACCACCACCTCAAAAGTGAAAGTCACAACGCCGGTACTAACGACTGAAGATAGTACATTTATGTTAGCGAGTGGGAATATATTTTTTTTGACGTTGTCAATTATATCAGTTCCGTGAGTGATTGTATTTAAAAGCGGTGCGCTTTCGAGCGTTGCCTTTATGTAGTCGATTGCTTGGTAAAATGATCTCATTATTTCATTTGCTTTTTAATTTGTTTTACTTCCTCAGCAGCCTCGTCGATTAGGTAAGATAATAGCGTGAGTGACTCATGAAGTGGCTCCTTTCCCACGTCTCGAAGGTGGATATTAAGCTCTCGCGCAATTCTAATAAACGATTGATACCAACCCCACCGCTCGCCAAAACTTCCTCCAAATTCAGTCCCTCCCTCTGCGCCTTGTCCTCCAAATGCAATAGGATATTGCTCAATAATTCTTTGCTTAAAGTCCAAAAAAAAAGCATTGAACCTATAACGACATCCATTCGCACCTCGTTAAATAGTTCGGCCTTTTCATCGTCGCCGTCATACTCTTCGATTTGGTAAAACTCGCCTGCCCATTTAGTAATCGGGCGATATAGCACCGACATCAAAAGTGGGATGTTCTCATCGTTTCCGAGAAGTGTGTCAATTGTGGCGTGTTCCCCGAGTGTCATCTTATCCATGTTCGGGATAAATCCGTAGTTGATGCCGTTCATTTTGAACGTGCGGACGAGCTTCGGTTTTTGATCCAAAACTTTTGCAAGAGTTTCAATAATATCAGCAAAATCATTTACAGGTATTTTCATTACATCGGCCACGCTGAGATTGCAAAATATTGCCACCATTTGAATACAAACGAAGGTCTCATCGTCTTGGTTGTCTTTTAATACCTTTTGATATCTCGTGTATTGAGACAATTTGATTTCGGATAGGCTTGTTGGAATTACTACTCTCATACTTATATAACTGAAAAATGTTGTTTTGTTTATTTTTTGGAAAAATTCATGCAGTTGCTCTACGTTATGATAACCTTTCGCGCTTTTTTTATCGATAGGCCCATCATTGCAAAATAACGCAAGGCGTCAATTGAGTGGTTGTAGTCATCAATTGGGCGGTTGAGTCGCTTGCCTGTTTTGTCGGTGTCCCAACTATAATTTCGAAGCTCTTTTATTAGGTTGGTGCTATGCTTAGTCACAAGCAAATCCTTCTCCTGCAATACCGATATCCCGAAATTGATTGAGTCTGCCCCTTTTACAACTGGCTTAATGTTAAACCCTGCTCGGCGTATCTCCTCGATTGACTTTGGCTCGGCTGAGTCCGCCCAAATCGGGAGGCGTTTGTCTTGTTTCATCAATCGAATGATGTCCGAGTTCAAAAGTGAGGTCGAGTAAATCATTTCGTCGGCTATTATTTTACCGTTGTACTCGTATACTCCAACCATCGCAGTCGGATCGTTTGAGTAACCGAAATCGAGGCCACAACCTAAGAATTTTGCCTCTTGTGGGATTGTGTCTATTTGTTCCCAATTCGGAAACACAACGCCCTCAAGTGAGCCGAGTTGACCTAATCCGTAAACGTTGTACCAGTTCGCCCAAAATGTTGAGGTCTTGGCTTTCTCTTTTGCTTTGAGGATAAAATTTAAGGCCGATTCGGGACAAGCCTCGTTGTCCTCGTAGTTAACAATTAAGAAGTCGACATCGTGGTCGTTCATCAAATCGGTGTGACACCAAAACTCGTTGACGGGATTCCAATCCAAATAAACGCCTTTCTTAGTTCTCGAAGCTAGTTCGGTGTAAGCGTGAAAGGTCATATTATTTGCCTCGTTCATGTACAAGTAATCACGACGCGCACCTCGAAGCTTTGAGTCGTTCTCTGCGCTAAAAAATTCGATAGCTGAGTTGTTGGCGAATGTGTATTTGAAATCGGTTGCGTTCCATCGTTGTGGATTCCATCGACCTGTCAATACCATTATTTTTTTAAAGTCCTTTATCGCACCCCTTTTTAAATGCGGAATCGACTCCGCTACAACCGAGATTTCGAGAAGCTCGGTCTTGCAGCATAAGTCGATTAGTATCGGAATGATCCCATAAGTTTTTCCTACTATTTTTGTCCCCCTTTAATTTAATAAAGAGGGACTATAGAGCGGACGTGCCACCTTGCACGCCCTTTGTGAATTTGGTTAACTGAAGTACCTTGTTTATTACGGTAGTTCTTATAAACATAATCTATTATTTAATATTTGTAATTACATCGGGGAATAGTGGTTGCTCTTGGTGCGTTGTTATATCTTGATACACTCGGTCGGAGTACTTCTTTGGGTGCAATTTTGCAACGATCCATTTTCGAGCGTCAATTTTGAGTCGATCACGTTGCACAACATTAGCTCCAGTAAAAGGTGTGTGGTCTTCGCCGGAGTGATCAGCGATGTCGATGATGTCCTCAAAGATAACGTCAGCTCGGATTTCGCACGCGCGCACGTATCTTTTTGCTTTGTTTTCGTCTGCTTCTAACCATTGGTAAAACGTCGCAGTACTTGGAAACTCTTTACGTCTTAAAATCGAGATAAGTGAGTTTCCTTGCTCAATCTCTCTCAATATTTCGTCGAAAGTATCGTCTATTTGTTGTTGTGAGTAAGCCATTGTCCTATTATTACTTGGTTAACTGGTATATTTTCATCGGTTTGTATCTTAAAATCGCGGTATTCCTTGAGTTTTAAAATATTATACAGGTTTTGAGATAGCCAAAGCTCGTTGTGAGTTACATCGCTTGGCTTATTGTCGATTAATTTGTCTAAAAAATCAATCAGTAAATAAAATTCCTCTTGCTTTTGTTTTTTCATTGATTTTGTCGACTTGCTCTTTGTTGTTGTCATAGTGTTCCTTTATTCCGTATTTGATAACGAATGACCATTTATCTCGGCCGTTAGTGTAGTAAATTGTGTCGATGCCTAACTTTTTGGCCGTTGATTCGAGATCGCTATTATTGCCGTCAATAGAGCGAGCAGTAAGAATACGGACGTCTTTACCATCTTTTATAAATTTAGCAGCTATTGCCTTACCTTTTGGCGTTGACAAGGTGCCATCATAATCAAAACTAATTGGCATAATTATACAATTTGTATAAATCTTTTATTACGGCTAAATGCACTTTTGAGCAGTCAGGACAGTTGCTATTGTCTAAACCGAAGTAGTAGAGGTATAAAGCATTTAAGTAGCTTAAATCGTCTGCATTTAGCTCAGTTCGTTTACCATCGATTACTCTTTGACCTTTTAATTCCATAAATTCAGAATAGGATATTTTATCCTCAGCAGTCATCTCGCTTTTAACTCTTTTAAAGTTAAATAAACGATTCAAAGTAAATTGACGTTCTTTGCAATCTTGACAAGGCTCAATCCCGATTGAGTCGGTAATGTTAGCGATGACATCGCCTAAGCCTTGAATTTCTTTTTTAGTCCTTCTTTTTGCCATTTATTTTTGATTTGACCATCTTATTAACTCGATGGATAGTTTGTATATGTATGCCTGTTTGTCGGCTGAGTTCACGCTGGCCAACCAAAGTTGAAAGCTCAAACATCGTGCGCTCGTACCATGTTAGGCCTTTGATGAGTGCCTTGTAATCGATTGGCTCGATGTATTCAGTATCCTCGATCTCTATATTGCTAAAATCAACTATTATATCCTTTTGAGTTTTAGCATAGTCATAGAATAAGTTTCTTAATACTGTATAAATATATCCATCTTTTATAAGATTGGTATTTTCATATAGTTTTAAGTACATTTCCTGTACCAATTCATCCGCTAAGTCCTTGTCTTTGCAAATTTGAAAAGCCATCTTTCGCCATTGGGCGTCCTTTTTGGCTAATTCCTCGAGCATTACAAAGTCATTGGGTTAAAATACTCCGATAAAAACAAGAGTAAAGGCTCATTATTCTCGATATAGTAGACCGTTCCTTGTATGACTAAGCAAATTTCGCTTTCATTCTCGATCCAGTAGCCATTGATTGCGTCGACCATTACCCGAAACTCCACAAAGCCTCCGCCCATTCCAAGAGTGTCATCCTCTTGTTCAAGCCACATCTGCGTACTAATCGTGTGTGGTTTTACCATAACGCTACAAACCTAATAAATATTTCGATACTAAGTTACTTTTTATCTCAATTATTTCTCCTGTATCTATATAACGGCAAAATGCGGTATTGTAACAAAGTCCGCTTATATAAAACTCACGCCCTTGCTTATTGATGTGGATTGTGGCACTCGTTGGCACCTCAAGACCCTTGTATATTTTCGAGCCTGCTCTCATTTTTCAAATTTTTCGCTTTTGCATTGTTCTTTAGTAACATAGAAAGTTGATTTTTGTAATTGATCCCTCTCCATTTCTTTTGCTTGATCAATAATTTGCCAATAAACAAGTTGAGATTCTCCGTTATAATATAATTCAAATTCATTTATTAACCATTCTACTGCAGTCATATTACTTAAATTTTAGTTTAGTCTCATGGTGTATTATTTCGCGGTCGAGGTAGTGCATCGCTTTGCGTAGATCGTCAAGGTGTGCGCCTTTGCGTCTTGCTCTTACGATATACTTGACTGCATTCCCCTCGTTAAAATTGAGGTCGTAATCCTTAATGATGTCGATGACATCGTATTGCTGCTGGTTTTCGTAGTGTTTTGGTGTCATAGTTTTTTAAAATCAAAATATGGGTTTTCCATGTAATAAATAGTATTTTCAACTATTCTGCTATCGTAGTATATTTTTATTTCTTTATGTTCCAAAAGTTCACATTCAAAAGATTTAGAACAAACAAATACGTAATCAATAAAATCAAAGTTTTTTGGTATTTGATTAAGTATTTTATCAAGTTCAAATATCAGTTTTTCTTTTGGTGTCATATAGTCAGGGTTGTTTTAAATAAAATCAGTATCAAAGTCAGTCCATATCTTTACTA